TTATTTGTTTACAAGTGAAAGTGTCAGTGAAGGACATCCAGATAAGGTAGCAGACGCTATCAGTGATGCGGTTTTAGATTTGATCATGCGAGAAGGCAATACTGCCTATCGTTGTGCCTGTGAAACACTAGTAACTACTAATCAGGTCATTCTAGCTGGTGAATACAAAGGTATTTACAATCACCTAGAAGTTGAAAATGCTGTGCGCCGTGTCATCCGTGACATTGGCTATGAGCAAGATGGATTCCATTGGGAAACTGCAAAGATACACAATTACATGCATGGACAGTCAGCTGATATCGCCCTAGGCACTGACACATTTGGTGCTGGTGATCAAGGACTTATGTTTGGTTATGCTATCAATGAAACACCAGATCTAATGCCCAGTGCTATCTACTACAGTCACTTAATCGTTAAAGAACTAACTCTACGTCGCAAGAATGGTGTGACATGGTTGGGTCCAGATGCTAAATCACAAGTTACCATGGAATACAATGATGATGGTACAGTTAGCCGTATCGCTAAGATCGTGTGTTCAACACAGCATTCGGCTGACGTGAATATCGATGAAGTACGAGTAGCAGTTGAGAGTTATATTAGAGAAATATTACCTAAGGAGTTAATCGATGCAAGCACTGAGTTTCTTATCAATCCTACTGGGCGTTTCGTTATTGGCGGCCCCGATGGCGACACAGGGCTCACTGGGCGAAAAATTATTGTTGATACCTACGGCGGTTATAGTCCTCACGGTGGGGGTGCATTTAGCGGTAAAGATCCTACGAAAGTAGATCGTTCAGCGGCTTATATGGCCAGATATCTAGCTAAGAATATCGTGGCTAGTCAAGGTGCACACAAAGCCACTGTTCAACTAAGTTATGCTATTGGCGTTAAAGAACCTACCAGTTTGTTTGTCAAAACAGATCAAGGTGTCAAGTACGACAATACCATCACTGAGTGGATACGAAAAAATGTTGATCTCACACCAGCAGGCATCATAAATAGATTTGAGCTGTTCCGTCCTATATACACCCAAACAACTAACTATGGACACTTTGGTAAGGCCGACTTACCTTGGGAAAAGTTAGATTTATTCAAGGACTAATTATGTTAGATAAATTCAAAAAAATATTAAAACAAGAAAAACCAAAAGCTAAAACAAAAGCCAAGGCCAAAGATACAGTTAAAAAGCCAACAGCTACTAAAAAACCCAAAGCACCAGCTAAACCAAAATTGGATTTAAACAATCCAAAGGATTTAGCGACCAGCAAAGGTGAACCTTGGGTCACTGTATTAAGCATGGAACTTGACAAAGACAATCCCAGCCAAGGTGCATTTGAATTAGATTGGAACGATATCTTTGTAGCACGTTTAATCAAAGCTGGCTATCAAGGCAAAACAGATCAGGACATTGTAGACAATTGGTTTAAAGCAGTATGTTCAAATGTAGTTATGGAAAACTTTGAGCAAGAGATGGCAGATCCCAGCAACCGTGTCAATCGCCGTGATCTAGGTAACGGCAGAACGGAAATCAGTTGATCTTATATGTAAACGGTGACAGCCATAGTGCTGGTACTGAAGCAGTAAACCATTTTGGTTTCGCCCATGATGATCCAAGATATACAAGTTTAGGTCGTCGACCCCATCCTGATAATTTACATGCCAGTTATGGCGCTTTAATAGCCAAAGAGCTAGGTGCCACTCTATACTGTGATGCTGAAAGTGCTAGCAGTAATAGTCGCATCATGCGTACCACCAATGAGTATCTGAAAACTAATCGTCCTGATCTATTGATCATTGGATGGGCTACTTGGGAACGAGAAGAGTTCCATTCTGATGGGCAGTGTTATCAATTTACCGCCGGTATGAATGTAGTTGATTGTTGGCCACCTATACCAAAACATGTACAAGAAGCATACAAGTCCTGGGTCGTTGATGCTGATCCAAATAAAAAAGCACAGTATTGGCACGATGCTATATATGAACTGCATCAAAATTTAAATCAACAACAGATTCCTCACTTATTTTTTAATACATTACATGATTTTAATCATAATTTCATCCAAAAAGCTGACTGGGGTAATAGTTATATAGGACCCTATGAATCAAAACTAACATATTGGCATTGGTTGGATGCTAATGGTTATAAATCAAATAAATGGTATCATTTTGGTGCAGACGCACATCGTGCCTGGGCAAACCATTTGACAAAAATCATAAATGAAAGTATAATGTTTACATGAGATACTTACTTGTAGACACAGCCAACACATTCTTTAGAGCAAGACATTCAGCACATCGCCAAAGTGACACTTGGGACAAGCTGGGTTTTGCTATCCACGTAACCCTAGCTTCAGTAAATAAGTCATGGCGTGATCAGCGTGCTGACCATGTGATATTTTTCTTAGAAGGACGCAGTTGGCGCAAGGACTTCTATGAACCTTACAAGAAAAATCGTGCAGTAGCACGTGCGGCACTTACAGAAGCAGAAGCAGAAGAAGACAAGTTATTTTGGGAGACATTTGATGCGCTCAAGACATTCATCGCGGACAGAACGAATTGTACAGTCCTACAACATCCGGAACTCGAGGCGGATGATCTTATCGCAGGCTTTATCCAAGCGCACCCAGATGATCATCACACTATTGTTAGTAGCGATACTGACTTTCACCAGCTATTGGCTGATAATGTCAATCAATACAATGGTATAGCAGATGAGCTCCATACTATACAGGGCATCTTTGATAAGAAAGGTAAACCTGTCATTGATAAAAAGACCAAAGAAGCAAAGAAGATTCCTGATCCCAAGTTTATACTTTTTGAAAAGTGTATGCGTGGTGATCCTACTGACAACATATTTTCCGCATTTCCAGGCGTGCGCACCAAAGGTAGTAAGAACAAGGTTGGCTTAGAAGAAGCCTATGCTGACCGTACTACCAAAGGCTATAATTGGAACAACCTAATGTTACAGCGTTGGGTTGATCATAATGGTCTAGAACATCGTGTGTTAGATGACTATGAACGTAATCGTATCTTAGTTGACTTAACAGCACAACCAGACGAGATCAAAGTCAAAATAGCAGAAACTATCGCTAATGGACAGGTGGCTAAAAATCAACCCATGGTTGGTGCCCAGTTCTTGAAATTCTGTGGCAAGTATGATCTAGTAAAACTCAGTGAAAATGCTAGCAGTATGGCTGAGTGGCTGATGGCTAGTTATCCGCAGAAAGCGCCTGCATGATATCTGACAGCAATTTCCTAGCTCTTGACTTAGAACTCAACCAACCTAGCGGTAAAATAATCCAAGTTGGTGTTGCCATTGGTAACATACACACAAGGTTTGAAGACTATGTGGTCCGTAAATGGTACATAGATCCAAAAGAACCAATCAGTGAATTCATCAATGATCTGACTGGTATAACTGATGCTGATATACGTGCTAATTGTGTTAGTCACGAAACTGTGGCCCGTGAACTCAGTGAGTTGATCAAAGAGCATAAATGCTTTGTTAACCCAGTAACTTGGGGCGGTGGTGATAGTGTAGAATTACTAGCTGAATTCAGCAAAAATCATGCAGATTTTCCGCATTTTGGCCGTCGTTGGATAGATGTTAAGACCTGGTACACATACTTGATGCTGACCAGAGGTAAAACACCTAGTGGTGGACTAGCATCAGCTATGGGCTACTTTAAACTACATTTCAAAGGTAAAGCACACAGGGCAGATGTTGATGCAGCCAATACTCTAGCATTGTTTTTCAAACTGCTAGAACGGCAAAGTAAATTGGAAAATTTGCTTGACAATGCTCGTGCGGTCTAAGTATAATAAAAGATATAAGGAAAAATATGGCACATATAATTGATAAAACATTTGAATTCTGTTAAAATGTATAAATACATTATAACTAGAGGATTTAATAATGTTTTATGTTTATGTATATTACCATCCAGAAACAAATATGCCGTTTTATGTAGGTAAAGGAACAGGTACACGTTATATGAAACATTTGTCTGAAACCAAAGAAAATACTGAAAATTACAAAAAATGGGCTGTAATACAAGGCTTACGAAACAAAGGGTTGGAGCCTGTAATTAAAAAAGTATTTGAAACTGACAATGAAGATGTAGCCTATGATGAAGAAACAAAACTAATAAAATTATATGGGCGTAGAGATATAGACCAAGATGGTATTCTTACTAATATATGTGAAGACAGCCGTCCTCCTAAAAGAACAAAGGCACTAACAGAAGAACATAAAAGGAAAATATCTGAAGCTCATAAAGGGCATAGAGCATATAATCCTAATTATAAACATTCTGAAGAAACAAAACAAAAAATAGGATTAGCTAATAGTATTGCATTAAAAGGTAAAAAATTAAGTAAAGAACATATGGCTAATATTAAAAGAGGTAAAGAAGGATTAGATTTATCACATACTAAAGAAAGCAAAGAAAAAATATCTAAAGGCCTTAAAGGAAAACCAAAGTCTGATGAACATAAAGCTAAACTAAAAATAGCAAGAGCTAGACAAGTTATAACTGAAGAAACTAAACAAAAAATGAGATCAAGTCAATTAAAAAGATGGGAGAAACGTAATGGGATATAAATGGGTGATAGATAAAGAATTTCACTTTGAGATGGGACATCGTGTTTGGGCACAAAAATTAAATCGCCCAGATTTAAGTATTGAAACAGAGTGTGCATGTAAAAATTTACACGGACATTCTTATGCTATCAAAGTATTCTTAGGTGCAGATACCTTAGATCAAAGTGAAATGGTCACAGACTTTAAGAACTTAAACTTTATGAAAGAGTTTGTAGATAATGTATTAGATCATAAGTTTATGATTGATGTAAATGATCCCAACTTTGAAATTATCACAAATCTACGCAGAGCTGATTTACCTGTAGATATCACAAACTTTACACATCTAATATCAGTTATTCCAGAAGCATCAAATTATCATGTTGAATTACATGATGCATTGATATTACATTGGGGTGGTTTTGTATTAGTAAATTTTGTTCCTACAAGTGAAAACATCTGTAAGTATTTGAAACATTATGCCCAAGAGCGTATTGGTGATTTTGCTAAAGTGACCGCAGTAGAACTTTGGGAGACTAAAAAATCTCATTGTAGGTACGAAGACCAATGATAGTCACAGAACGTCCAGGGAAGTTTAAGACCAGAATAGAAATTGATTGGAACTATTATGACCCTACCCATTTAGATAGATGGTGTATGGAAAATTTTAATTGGCAAAAAGATTTTATTTACAAAGCCATACGAAATGCTGACTATGATTATAATCATTACTATTATTTTAGATGTCAAAAAAATGCTATGATGTTTATACTGAAATGGAGTAAAAAATGACATCAACTGTATTAATCTTACTAGCACTGTTTGGCATCAAGCACTTCATCGCTGATTTCTTGATGCAGTTTGATTATATGCTACGCGACAAGGGCACGTATCTTGCTGAAGGCGGAATACATCATGCATTAACACATGCTTCATGGACATTCCTAATCCTAGTTCCATTCATACCCCATGCCAACGATTTGATCGCACTTTCCTTGGTAGATTTTGTCCTACACTATCATATAGATTATTTTAAACAGCAATTAACCAAAGGGCTCACTGCCGCAGATCGTCAGTTCTGGGTCTGGATGGGGTTAGATCAAGCTCTACACTATTTAACTTACGTAGGAATTATCAGTTATGTCACTGTTGGCTAAAGCAATCGTTAAAAATAAATGTTGGGTGGTTGAACTCGACGGTTTAAAAGTTGGCACTATCATGGCCAATCCCAAAGGTGTTGTTTACTCTCATGAAAACCAGCGCGAGCAGTTTGCCAGCTTGAAATTATGTAGCGACAAGTATAATATCATCGTAGATAAAACTCCACCTAAGCGTGTGATCACTGAAGCCAATAGTGTCTATGGTTTTCCATGTGAACATAAACCTAACAATATCTTATGGGATGTCAAACACAAACTGCCTATCTATACTAAAGGCAGTAAGAGCAAGAGCTTTTTCTGTGCTGGCTACTATATCGTTAAATTTAACAATGGTTGGGTAAAATCCTACTGTCCTAAATTAATCACACTTAATCGCTATCCTTATGCTGGTCCATATGACACCCTAGAGGAAATGCAAGAACGTTTAAGAATTGCCAATGGAGCACTTTTTGGAACAACAATTAAGCCTGCATCTGAAGAACTTTAATAACAAAGTTAAAGTGATGAATCAAACCAACAGCAAGGATCTGACCTTGACTGCGCTAGAAGCACGTAATATACAAGCGGAAATGTTTGATTTACTTATACAAATCGCTGAATTAAGCAAAGTCAAAAAAGAATCTGCCAACGAAGTAATCACTGTCAATCTCAACGGCGGAAAATTCTAATTATATATGTAGTTTATGGCATAAATATATGTGGAGAACATATAAATGTCAAGACCAAAACCAACAGTGCTACTAGAGCACGTCAATAAAACAACTTACAAGAGTGATCAGATACTGAACAGTGAAGGCATCTGGGCGGTGTTTTATGATAATCAACCTATCAATTTAAAAACACAAAATATCCTTGTAGCTTACCCAGGTCCTAAATACAAAAAAGTATCATTTAGTAATCCAGGGCATGCTATCAATCTAGCTAAAAAACTCAACACCTTGTTCAAGAGTGACAAGTTTAGCGTGGTATTGCTCAAAGCTGGCGATCAGATCTATCCTTAATCATGGCCCGCACTGCTGAATCATTGCAGAATGTATGGCAGAAAAAGTTCCAAGAACATACTTTAAATCCGTTTACATCAGATCCCAAACTTGGAATACGCTATCAACGCTTTGATAACCCAGCTAGTTGGTGGCATAATCCTGTCAATCCAAATAGTTTAAGATTGACCCGCCCAGCGTTTAATATGTTGAACAAAAACAAAGAGATCAATCATTGGCATTTCAAACTGCCTACACCTTTGGTTACTCGTGCTTATATCCAATTAGAAAAACACTTTACCAGTCCATACTATATTCCAACACATTCAAGCATCTACGTATTCAGCGAACAAGACAGCATTATGTTGGCCCTACATGGCTCAAACCTACAGCAATACTTGGATAATTTGGATTCGTAACGATTTGTAACAACCATTGACTTTATAGGCAGTTTCTGCTATAATGATGTTAAATAATAATAGCAAAGGAGTAATAAAAATGAAGAAAATCGCATTAGCATTAACCTTATTATTAACAGTTGGCATAGCTTCAGCACATGATCGCGGTGGATTCCGCGGTGGTTATCGTGGTTACTATCATGGTGGTGGTTGCTATGGTTGCGGTTGGGTCGCTCCAGCGGTCATTGGCGGAGTCATTGGTTATGAGCTTGCTCAACCTTACTATGCTCCACCAGCAGTGACTTATGTCCAACCACCAGTTACTTATATCCAACAACCTGCACCATCAGTAGCTTGCCCAGCGGGACAAAACTCTGTGTATTTCAGCAATGGCGCATTTGCTGGTTGTAGATAAGGAGAGATATGAAGAAAATCATATTAGCAGGACTATTGTTAATCAGTGGTTCAGCACTTGCTGATCATGATCGAGATTATGCTCGTGTGATCAGCATTGAACCTAAGTATACCACAGTCCAACAACAAGTATGTCAAGCAGGCTCAGTGACACGTAGCAATCAAGGTCGTGACACTGCCATTGGTGCTGGAGTAGGTGCTGTTACAGGTACTGCTATCGCTGGCCGTCATGACAAGTTATTGGGTGCTGTAGTTGGTGGTGTTGCTGGTGCTGTGATTGGCAGTGAAGTTGGCCAAGATTCAACTACTACCACTCCAACACAGGTATGTCACGTTGAACAGCAAACAGTTCGCGCAGGGGATATTGTAACATTTGAATATCGTGGTGTTAGATTCACTCAAGTGTTTGGACAATAGTTGCTAGAATACCTAGCCACACTGTTGGGCATGCAACAAACTGATGGATTTATATCCTCAGCGGAGGCCGCAGAAAAGAAGCCCAAACAAGTGCAGACAGTCTCTACTAAAGATGACATGTGTTTCAAAAAGGATCCTGATAAAATCCGCGAATGTTTAGAAGCTAAGTTCAAAGATGATCGTGAAACCCACCCAGAAATGTGGGATAAAGATTGGATCAAAAAACCTTAAAAATGCACTGAAAAAGTGCATTTTTTTTGGGCTATT